ATGAAAAACAAAAAGGTATTATTCATCGTACAAACCGCGTTAATTGCAGCAATGTATGCCGCTTTGACCTACGCACAAAACCTGCTTTTGCCGGGCACAACATCTGCTGCCGTACAATTCAGAGTTTCAGAGGCGCTGAATGTGCTTGCGCTGTTCACACCCGCTGCAATACCCGGGCTTACAATCGGATGTGTGCTTTCAAACATTGCAAACATCGGTGCAGGTCTGCCGCTCGATATGATTTTCGGCTCGCTTGCAACGCTCGGTGCAACACTTTGCATCTATCTTTTGAGGAATGTCAAAATCAAGACATATCCCCTGCTTTCAATGCTTATGCCGGCTATATTCAACGGCGTAATCGTCGGATGGGAGATTGAAACATTTTTCATCGACGGACCGTTTAAATTTGCCGATTTTCTCGTTCAGGGCGGATTGGTTGCACTCGGAGAACTTGGTGTAATGCTTGTGCTCGGAACAATACTTTACTACACAATGAAGAAAAGAAATCTTGACAAAAGAATGTTCTCATCGAAAAATTAACAACAAAAAACAACAAACCCCGAAGCCTTAACTTCGGGGTTATATTTTTGATATTTGTTTTTCAGTATATTATTTCTTAATCCGTTTATGTATCGACTGCATGCGGTTGTCAAGCTCCTCGCTGAGGCTTGCGCAATATGCAAGCTCCTTTGAAATCGAATCAATTTCGGCTTGACTCAAATGCTTTTTATACAATATTTTGTGTTCCAAACTTGCCCACGAATCCATTGAAATTGTCCTGAGCTGAACTTCGACCTTAACATCGCGCTTTTCGTTTTGCAAAAAAATCGGCACGCTGACGATAAGGTGCAGACTGCGATAGCCGTTGTCCTTAGGATTTTTAACATAATCCTTAATTTTGATAAGTGTAATATCGTCTTGATTTATAAGGCAATCTGCAAGGGTATAAATATCGTCCAAAAACGAGCAAATAATTCTGACTCCGGCAATATCGTTGATATTGTTTTCAATCGCTGTCATTGTCAGGGGAATATTTTTGTCGCGGATTTTTCTGATGAGGCTGTCGGTTGATTTGATACGCGTTTTAATAGACTCAATCGGGTTGCGGTCATACTCGAGCGAAAATTGCTCGTTTAAAACGCGAAATTTTGTTTCAACCTCCATCATTGCGCATTTGTAATACGAAATGAGGGTATCGTAAGGCTCCTTATTTTTCTTGATGAAATCGAGAAATTCATCGGAAATAAAGCCTGCGCGGAGCATGCTGTATTTATGCCTTTCAATCAAATTTTCTATTCCCATAGAATCACCACCGAAATATTTTATGATTTAATTATAGTCAATGTCAAATTAAAGGTCAATAAACAAATTTTGAACAATTGCCTAATACTCAACTTTCGCTTTAGTTGACTTAACCGACAATATATGTCATTTTCGATGCACTTGACCTATAATATATATGACAGGCGGCAATGAAATATGAACAAATGCCGTTTGCCGAAATTTAAAATCGCCTTTTTATATACATTTTTGATTAAAGATGATATAATAGGCACATGATGAGCCGTGTGCGACATGGTAACGAGGTAAGGAATATGAACACAAAGGAAATCGGCGCAAAAATCGCCGCACTTCGCAAGAAACAAGGCATCACACAGGAGGCACTTGCCGAGCAGGTAGGTGTAAGCGCGCAGGCTGTCAGCAAATGGGAAAACGGTTGGAATTTGCCCGATTATGACAACCTGACGGAAATCGCAAGGGCACTGAACATTTCTCAAACGGCGTTGATGAGCGATGATGAAAAATTTGAGCTTGTTTATCGCTCGAGGCTTTTCAACGAGGACAATATGTTCACCAAAATCAAGACTCTTGCACTTGTCGACGGCTTTGAAAACACGCTGAAAGCACTTGAATTTATGCGAAAAAAGCACAGCGGTCAATTCAGGAAAATATCAAAATTTGTCAGCGACGGCGACAAGGTGAAATACATTAATCATCCGCTTATGATGGCTTGTCATGCATACGCAATGGGAATCAAGGACGATGAAATTATTGCAGCAATTTTGCTTCACGATGTTGTCGAAGACACCGACGCATCGCTTGACGACCTCCCCGTAACCGACAGCATAAAAGAAATTGTTTCGCTTGTTACATTTAACAAACCCGACGGAATTGCAAAGGAAGAAGCAAAAGAGGAATACTACAAGCGCATTGCCGAAAATGACAAGGCGATTATTGTAAAAATCATAGACAGGTGCAACAATCTTTCGACGATGGCGGCTTGCTTTACCAAGCAAAAAATCGTTGAATATATAGACGAAACGGAAAAATACATTATCCCCCTCATTTCAATCATCAAAAACAAAAGCATACAATACAGCAATGTTGCTTTCATAGTCAAATACCACATAATCAGCGTTATTGAAAGCATAAAACCGTTAATATAAAAAAGCAAGCCGAGATAAAACTTCTTATCTCGGCTTATTTTTTTATTTGCTGACAGTGATTTTGAGCTTTTTGTAAGTAATTTTTAGACTTTCGGTCGAGCAAAAATATATTTCGTGTGTTAAGCAATCGTTTTCGTACATAAACTCATTCACGCCTACTAACCCGGGCTTACCAGACAAATAATCGTGAAAATATCTCGATTGCAAATCAACATAAAATGACTTAATATTAATGTATTCCAATTTAATTTGCTCTTTATAATTAGGATGTGTAAGGAGCATTGTAACAGTCGGATGATTGTAAACGGTATGGTCAAAATTCAACACGGTTAAATCCCAATCTTGAAATTGACTGTATTTATAATACACATCAAAAAAGTTTCGAGGAAGATGTTTTTTGATTCCTTTTAAATAATCGTCATACTGTTTGCCAAGAATTTCAACTCGCTTGTTCTCTTGTTCATATTCAGTCGAGCCGTATTCAGGTGCCTCAATTATATCATCATATTTGTAAAAATCTTTGAAAAATTGCATAATTGTTTTCTCCGTTTATAAATCAAAAATTGTTCATATAATCATTTTCTAATTATAGATTATTTATTTCATAATTTCAACAAGATTGCAAAAATCGAAATTGCAAAAATCGCAAAAAAATTCGTTTGCACAATTAATTCAAAATAAATCCTTACAAGTACACTTGGCAGTGACATTATGTAAATGACAAGAATACAATGAATTGACAAGCAAACGCCCTTTGGCGCTTAATGTGCCGTATTCGATTATTGTTACATCCGGGCCAAAAAGAAAAACCCACAGTGTCATCCGTGAGCCTTTCTATGCTGTTTTGCAGGTTGTATATCAATATCAAAACGGCGGCGCAAACAATATCGTGCCCTTTTTCGGCATAGCCTGCGTGGCCTGATACGGTTATCTGACCTTTTTTGCGTTGTACTGTTATCACACCATTAATCACCTCCTTTAAGGCATAATAAAAGCACCGTGCTTTCGCATGGTGCTTAATCTTTGTTTTTCTTATCCTTTTCAACAAATTCGTCGTATTTACTTTTCCACACTTCAAGTTCTTCCATTGGTATTGGTTTATCCGGATTCACATCAATTATTCCCCTTAATGAAGCCGGAACTTTATTTCTTAATGATTTTAAATCCATATCTATTTCCTGCATTTAACAGTTTCTCCGCAAATTTAAATAATTCATCCACATGACTATCGATATATTTTTCGTCAAGTGAATTTTTGTACTTGTTTGTTTCTTTTACAACAAATTCTCTGTAACCGTCGACATCAGAATCAGCCGTTTTAATGATAATTGAGGTATTATGGGCATTATTCGCTAATGCTTCTAACACATTCATGGATTGTTCATCGCAAAATATTTTTAAATCAGCCGGACTCAACATGCCGCAATCGGGGTGATTAAACGGCTTACTGCCGTTATTTATCATATTAGCATTTTGACGGAAAGATTGCAATATCTTATCGGGATTTTTGCTGTGCCTTTTGACATAATCGTCCTGCCATTTGTCCCAATCCTCGACATAAATCTCAAAGGTGCAACGGCACCAAGGATGCATAGGCGGAAAATTGACACCGGGTGTGCGGTCTTTGATATAAAACACCTGATGCGATATATCGGCGCATTTGGAGCACACTTTGCCGTCAGCGGCTGTTGATACTTTGTACTGTTCAAACAATTAGGCATTTTTGGATAGAAAAACGAATACAAAAACAGCGTCTGTTGACGAAGTAAAAACATCAACAAATGCTGAAAAGCCTGTATTTATAAGGTTTTAGACAAAAACTTTTATAATGTCGCACAGAGGCTACGCCCCTGCTTGCACTCTTGCGGTGTCCAAAATTTATTGCGGCTTGGAGCGCCGATAAATTTTGACCGCTGCGCCACAACAGCCTGCGCTGTATCTCCCACCGGGAGCGCTTGGCAGTTGTGCTCCGGGAACCCGTCGGTCGCAACCGTGAGCATAGCTCACAGCACAAAAAGAAAACCACCCAAATTGGGTGGTTTCATTTTGTGGTTGCGGGGGCAAGATGCGAACTATCGCAGAACGCTATATATTGCGGAGTTTCTTTCAAAGAGAATTGCAATTGACTGCAATATGACTGCAATAGAAATATATTTTTATAAAGGCAAATATTTTTTTCAAAAAGCATTGACAAGTACACACTTAATGTGTATTATAATATACATAAAGTAGGTTGATATGAAAAAGCGAGATTTAGAAAAGCTTTTAAAACAAAACGGTTGGCGTTTTTTGAGGTCGGGTGCAAATCATGATGTATTTACCAACGGTAAAGAGATTGAGCAATTGCCACGGCACCGAGAAATAAACGAGCAACTCGCAAAAGCAATCATCAAGCGTAGGGGATTGAAATAAATCCCCTATCCCTTGATAAAATATATATTGTATAGAATAGATTTGAAAGGAGTTAAATTTATGAAATTAGTTTATCCTGTAGTAATTAATACAAGCAAAGAAAAGTCAGATGAATATTATTCTGTATATATTCCCGATTTAGATATATATACCGAGGGGAAAGACCTTGCCGATTGTATAGAAATGGCACGAGATGCTATAGGTATTAATTGTTTAACATTAGAAGAAAATTTAAAAAAGCCTTTTCCAAAACAATCTGATTTTGATTCTGTTACTTGCAAAAATAATCAAATTAAAACATTAGTCGATGTTAATTATGATGAGTATAAAAAACAACATTCAATGAAAACAGTGCGCAGAAATGTTACATTGCCTTCTTGGATTAATTATGCAGCTGATAAAAGCGGTGTTAATGTTTCTGCCGTATTGCAAAGTGCTCTAAAAAAAGAATTAAATTTATCTGACAGACCATAATTAGTAAAACAGAAAAAATCCCCCCACTTTCGTAATGAAAGCAGGGGGATTTTGTTATTTGAGCTTTGCTGATTTTATATAGGCTATTCTGCCGGTTTTAATTACTTTGATTTTATCGACACTTGCCGATGCGTGCGATAGTACCTTAACCTTTGTTTTGGGCAGGTAGCTGTATTTTGTGCCGGTAAGATTTGACTTTGAATAGAGCATTGTTTTGTTCTTAAGGGTATAAGTCTTGCCGACGGTTGTTTTGTATGTGACCTTTTTCGTTGTAGTCGGTTTTTTGGTGGTTGTTTGCTTTTTCGGTTTTGTATAGTCATTGCTGAATATCCAAAAGCTTTTGGTGTTTCCGTACTTTTTCAATTTAGCCTCGGTAACATAGGCTATATTGCCTGATGTCTTTACCTTAGCGGCACGACGACTTGGAGTGCCAAATTTGCCCTTATAATAATACGGGTCATAAACGGTTACAGTGCCGTTTTTATCGGCAACAAATAAAACATAATGCCCGCTTGTCGTAAATAAGCCACTGCCGCAGGAGGCAACCACGAAATAATCTGACGCACCGTCTTTGTTTTTATCTGTCTTAAGATATGACAACGCTGTATTAATATTCGAGGTTGTCTTATATTTCTTAAAATTGAAATAATCCGCAACAAAGCTCCAAGCACTCCACGCCGTTCCGTTTGATTTAGTGCGATAGCCGTTATCAACAAAAAGCTTTGCCATTGTGTTTGGTGTGATAGCGCCTTTCGAGCTTGACACAACCATTGCGGCGCAAGTGGGTCCGCATCCGGAGCTTTTAATGGTCTGTGACTTGTTATTTGAGCTTGTATATACAACAGAAGCCCAACGGCTGTCTGCCTGACTGTAATATGTCAATCCTGTGCATTTTCCGAGCAATGATTTACCTTTTCCCATGTTGGTTCCGTCATATGGAATATTTTCCTGCTCGACCGAACCGTCGCTTTCAAGTGCACCCTCATCAATTACGCTTGTTTCCTCCTTGGGCGAAGCTGAAATTGTGTTGTCTGTGCCGATGTCCTCGCCTGCTGCAACAATTTCTTTTGTTTTCTCAGCGGTTTTCTCAACCTCGGGTGAAATTGTTACCTCATTGACCTGTGTTGTCCGTTTCGCCGTTGTTTGTGTTTCAGTCGGCACCGACTGTGAACACGCCGCAAGCATTGAAAAAATCATAACAGCACACAATAGGATATGTATAACCTTATTTCTTTTCATTTTTATTACCTCCGATATTTTCAAATTTAGAATATGTGTTTATTGCATTTTTTACCGCATCAAATATGCGTTTAAACAACTTATCATAGCCGAACATTGCTCCGTAGGCTATGAAAAACGAGCCTACAACGGCGGCTATAACGATATACCACTTTAGCGCGAACGGCATAAGTTGAGATGCCGCAATCACCGTAACAAGCGTCAAAACAAGTGAAACACCGACAACAATAGCGTTATATACAGCGTTTGTAACGCTGTTTTTGAAAAGCGATTTTATAATTTCGGTGACGATTTGCACCGATAAAATAAGAACGGCAATAATAACAAGAGTGATACATAAATATTTCATTTTCAATCAATCCTTTCTACGATTTTTTCGAGGTCGTCAATGCGGTGGTTTGCAACCTTGATTCGGTCCTCAATAACCGGAATGCGTTCCGCGAAATTGTTATGCTTGTCAACCTTCTTTTCGAGCTGCCCAATTCGATACGCGGTCAGCTTCGATGAAGCAACAATACCGCCGAAGGTTCCGACAAGCGTTCCGACAAGCGACAACAAACCGACAATTATTTCATTCATCATCTGTTACCTCCTCTGCTTCGTCCTTATTGACTTTGTGATGAGGCTTTTTCTTTTGTGGAAACTGATAATCGTCAACCTCAATCAGCTTTCCGTTTTTATAAATTTTAGCTTTCAACTGTATCCACCCCCCATAACTCAACTTTCATTCCCTTTGGCAGTTTTCTGCCTTCGTCTGTGTAAATTTTCAAAATATCAATGTTATTTACACTACCGAAATTGAATGTGCAGTAGCTTTGATTCAAACTATTTTTTGTTGATGATATTGCAATATTACCGTCATCTAAATAGCAGTAGTCAACCGCATATTGCAAAAATCCTTTTAAAAAGGGATTTGTTTCGACATCCATTACATTTATCTTGTATGTGTTTAATGCTGTTGAGGCAAATTTTGCAGGTGCAATATCTACTTCAAATGATTGCTCGTAATCACTGTCAACATCAATGTTTGTATGCAATACAACATAACCACTTGTTAATGTAGCGACTGTCGGTGTTGTAATAACAACCTTTGCCGCGCTCAAATTGAGCGGATTGCCGTTTTCATCCTCTGTTCGCTGATACTCCACGGCATCATCAGAAAGTATATCTGTGCAGATTTTGCGCCATTGGGGCTGCTCTTTGGCGGCAAAGAGCTTTTCGAGATAATCCTGCGTAACATAATTGCTTTTGTTGAAATCGTTTGTACCGTCGGCGGCAATATAGTGCGCACCGGTGGCAGTTACCATAATGACGCCGCTGTCAGGTGAGCCTAAAAGTATATCGTTTTCGGATAAAACAAACACTTGTTCGCCGTCTGTAAATTCAGCGCCTCCTGTTCCGACAAGATAAATCTTTTTAGGCTCAATTTGTTCCAATGTGACGGTGCCGGTCAGTTCTGTGAAATGTGACAGCTCACTTACCTCATTCGCGGAATCAAGTATTAATTTTTTAAGCTGCTCAAATGTGTAGTTTCTCGTTCCGTCCGGCGACTCTACGAGAAATATTTCATTGCCCGAAAATTCGGGTAACTGTGGATAATCTTTAATTTTTGGCATTCTTTATAACCTCCTTTACTTATAAAATGCCGATTGCGACCCAATCAATCGATGTTTCGACTAAAGATGAACGGTTTAAATAAATAGTAAATTTATCAGTGCCGATATTGCCGGTACCGACCGAAACATTTTGAGGAGCACCCGTATGCGGCGTGAGAATTATTGTAGGCACTTTGGAAAAGGTGCAACCGTAGTTGACATTTTTGCTTATTGTTTCGTTTGCCTTTTTTACATTAATAGTCACTGTGCCACGCTTTATAATCGGAATATCGTGTCCGGAATTGCCCTTGAAAAATTTAATCCAACCATTCGAGTAAATTCTTAATGACGCTTTAGTGGTTCCCGATGCGTCCTGCACACCGAGCTGTGCGCCCAAAATATCAGGTTGGGCATTGCTCTGCTTCCAACTTGACACCCACGAAGTAATCTGTGCCTTGGCATATTTGGAAACCGAACGCACTTGGTCGGCAAAATCGTGCTTACCTTGCAAGGTTTTAATCTCCGTGCTGTTCTGATTGATTGATGAAGCCTGTTGCGTCAGTTTGTTTTCTGCCGCTGATATTTGGCTTGTGTGCTTGTTGGCATAATCCTTAAGCTCATTCATATTATAGAGAACGGGAATTTCGCGAGTAACCGAGGTTATAACCGAATCCTTAAGCGTCACGAGGAACAACGATACTTCACGCGTCAAGCCGCCGTTTCGCAAATCATCCTGCACAAGGTTGGGCTCAACAGCATTCGATGCCGCTTCCTGCCCTTGAATAACAGCGAGCTCGACGCTTTCAACATTTGTAGAGGCGTCTTTGGTGTATCGCAGTGCAATTCTGTCGAGGCGCGTTGTGCCGACTGTTTGAGCGGCGCAGGTGACTTCCTCCGTTCCGTCAAGCCTTACATGAACGCCTTGAATCACTATTTCCGCCTTGCTTAAGCGCAAGCGTGATGATTCGACCGTTACGGCAGTCAATTGGTTTTCAGAGGCAAGCGCATAATCATCATATCCCACAATGCCTTGCTGAAAAGCGGCGGCATCATCGGATGTCACATGCGGCGTGCCGGTGTAGCCTGTTATAATTTTTGGCATTAATTATCATCTCCTAAGGTATAAGAAATCGAAGTAATTCGATTTTTAACAGTTATTATTTTGTTTTTAATCGGTTGTTTGACTGTCAACCCGGTTATATAATCCCTGCCGCCGACTATATCGCCGAGTTCAAGCCCGTCCGTATCGTCATTAAGCGTGATACTCTGCAAATCGCCCGAGTTGATTTCCTTTAGCTTTTCGATGCCCGACTCGAGCAATTCGTCATCGCTTTCAACACTTGAATAATCGTATAAATATATACGGGTAAGATTGCCCGGCGGAACGGACGAAACTTCCTCAACACTTGAATCATCATTATACTTAAGGTATTTAACTTGGCGATTTTCAAGTTCACCGCCGCCGAGGGCAATCATATACTCATATTTTGCAGTTTGATTTTTGATTTTAAAATTAATATTGCCGTCTTGCGAAAATTCAACACTCTGTGAATAGTCGAAAATCGGCACAGCCGACAATACGATTTGAACGCCGTCATCTGTGCTTTCTGTTTCAATTTTCAACCTGTAATTGACCGACGCAAGCATTCCTACAATGCCCTCATATAAAGTGCAATAACGGTTGAATTGATATTGGCTTACGCTGACAGCCGTCTTATTTGTACTTGCCGTAAAAAGCGACGAAAAATGCATTTTCAAGAGTGATGAAATACATTCGTTCAGCTCTCCCGATATGACTCGGTGTGATTGATTTTTGGGCGGCTCAATAATTTTTTGATTAAGCAGGCCGCGAAATGTATCACCTGTAAACTTTATAGTGTTCTGTGCCGTGTCAACCTCGGGGTTGTCGATAAAACCGCCGTATTCCGTACCGGGGCAAAAAACGATATTCTTTGCCGCGAACAGCTCGGCATCGTAATCCTCGAGATTCAGCTCAATCTGAAAATCCATGTCCTTGCCCAAGTCAATATCAATACTCGAAAACGGAGTAAGGAATCCCAACTCCTCTTTTTGATTTGCGATTATAAACTCCATTCAATCACCCCGTTTCGGTTACTATATATTCGCCGTCGCTGTCAACAACATTCTTGCCGTCGCTGTCGAGCAAATAGTAAATATTCTCATCAGGCTTTTGGTCGTGTGTTGGCGTGATTTCCTGCGGAAGTAACCAACGAGGCTCGGAGCGCTTGTCGATAAGAGTAAGACTGAAAGCAAAATCGCCCTTCCAACTTATTCGGCTTGTGCCGACCGGTATCGGTTCAAACACCGATTGAGATTTTGAGCGGCAATTGAAATATCGCACTCTTTCGCCGCCTGCCGTAATAAGTGTTACCTTTTTGGCATTTTGACGCGCCGTCACCTCGAGGCGTTCTGTTGATTTCAATGTACAGTGAAAACTGTATCTGTGCGTACCAACGGTTATACTCGGATTTTCACACGGACCGTAAATCAGCAGATTGAACTCGGCAGGCAAAAGCGAATCGTTTGTAAAATACTTTTCGAGCGAAAAACTCGGCTTATAATCAAACGGAAAATCAAACGCAAACTCAAATCCTTTATCCGATGACTCAACTACAGGATAAAAGGTCAGCGTTTTTTCCTTAAACCAATAGTTCACCTCGGTGATAGCCTTAAACTCGTTGAACATATACGGTAAATCGCTTTCCCAATCGGACTTATTGCTGTCGAGAATTTGGCAAGATAAATAATACCCCGAATCGGTGAACAGCTTGCCGTATGCGTTGTTGCAAACATCGTATTCAAAAACATCCGCTATATGATTAATTGCGTTGACATATTCCCGCTTGCGCTCTGCAAGCGGTTTGGTATAATCCGGAATAACTGCAATCTTAAATGTTTTTTCGCCTGCTGTTTTGCGGATATTTTTATAGCGGTCGTTGTCGGTGTCCTTACTCCAAGAGGAGTCGAGCAAATCGCCCTCTTGGAAAAGATACGGATAATCCGAAAAATCGAGCTTTTCACCGCGGGAATTTATATAATAGAATTTCATTTAAACACCCGCCTTTTGAAATCCGAGGTTTGACATATACCTTGTAACCTCGCGGTTGTCGGCAACGATTTTCAAGTTGCTCATACCTTCAAGCATTGCATTTACAAGTTTTGCGTTTGTCGATGACATCATCGTTATAACATCATCATTAAACACATTGACATATACCGGCTCGGCACTTTTCGTGCCTGCTGCTGTGGTAATCGCATAATTCATCGCCGTATTTTGAACGCTTGACTGCACCGGAGTAATCATTCTGCTCATATCCGCACCGGATGTAAGCGACAACGAAACTGCCGAAACATCGGCGACTGCCTGTGAAACGCTTTTTCTCATTGACTTTACGGGAATTGACTTTTCAAAGCCTATACCGAGACCTAAGCCCATCATTTGACCGACTTCATCACGGAATACACGCGACGGAGAATGAATACCGAGTGATTTCTTTATGCCTGCAAGTGCTTCACTGCCTGCTTTCTTGGCGGCATCAATAAGGTTGCTTGCAACGCTTGACAAGCCTTTTGCAATGCCGTTGAGAATGTTCTTGCCGACTTCGCCCCAATCGACTTCGGCGAACGAGTCTTTGACCGCCTTAATAATGTCGGGAATCGCCGCTACAAGGTCCGGGATAGCCTGAATTAAGCCGACTGCGAGTGTAGTAATAAGCGTAATTCCCGTTTGAATAATAACCGGGAGGAGCTTAACAATAGCAGTCACAAGCGACTGTATGATTTGAGGCACCTTTTTTATCAATTGAGGCAAAGCCTTAACAAGACCTGTTGCGAGTGCGACAATTAAGTTCAAACCCGCTGTTATGATTTTAGGCAGATTCTCAATGAGCTTTGTTGCGATTGTACTTATAAGCGAAATAGCCGTAGGTATCAGCGTAGGCAGGTTGTCCGCAAGCCCTTGGACAAGGGCAACTATAATATCGGCGCCGCCTGTTATGATAGCCGGGGCGCAGGAATTAATCGCACCCAAGAGTGAGTTTATAATCCCGATTGCACTCGCAATCAATGTCGGAATTGCGGCAACAATACCGTTGCAGAGTGATTCGATTATTTTCGGCGCATCGGTGCCAATACGGTCAAGAACAGACGAGAAAAAGTCTCCCATATTTTGAATGAATGTCGGAAAATAGACAGACATAATCATAGCAAACTCACCGGCAAAACTTTGCAACATTTCCAAAATACTTGTTATTATTGACGGAAATTCAAGACTGATACCTGCCGATAAAGAATTAAGAATATTTGCGCCGCATAACATCAGTTGAGGGGCAAATTGTGTTATTGCACCCACAATCTGCCTGATGAGCATTGCACCGTCTGCCATAAGAGTAGGAAGATTGCTTATAATCGAGGAACTGAGTTTTTCGACAATGGCCGGACCTTTTTCAGTGACATTTTTAAGCATTGCATTGATTTGTGTACCAAAGCCTTTTTCAAGCAGACCCAAGCCTGCTACCGCAACACCTACGATTGCACCGATTCCGGTCAATTTCATAAACGATTTTATAATCGTGTTGCCGAAGCCTGCCGATTTAGTAATAAGGCTTGTCATTCCCGAGCCGACCTGTTGCGCCATAGTTCCGCAGGTTGAGCCGACTTTTTTCATAACCGGTGCTACTTTTGAAAATGCGCCCGACACAACCGGACCGACCTTTGAAACCACACCTGAAACTTTAGTAGAAACCTTTGAAACAATTCCCGACACATTTGTTGAGATTTTTGAAAAGGTATTATTTATTTTTGTTTCGTAAAGGGCAATTTTAGTGGCTAACTCGGGATATTTCGATGTGAAAGCAAAAGCGACATTACCTGCTGCATTTGACATTTCTGTTTTTATAAGTCCGCCAATTCGGGTGCAGGCTGATGCTGTTGTTGTCGCCATTTTGCCGAATGCCATACCGGCAGGCTTTGCAATGCCCGTAACGACTTTGTTTATATCCCCGGCAACGCCCGTCAATCCGTTTTTCACACTCATTAATGATTTTGGAATGTTGGTAAAGCTTGTTGTCATACTCTTGCCGATTTTGTCACCGACCTCCGAGATTTTGCTTGCGGCAGTTATAAATTTGCCGACCTTTTCGGTAGCAGGTCCGAGCCCTGCGACAAGTGCTGTGCCGAGCCCTGCAGATTTAACAATATTGAGTTGTTGAGCAGACGAAAGCCCTTCAAATTTGCTTATAAGGCTTTGTGCCTTTTCTGCAATAGGCGAAAAGGATTTACCGAGTGCAACACCCCAATCCGCCGCCTGTTTTTCAACAACATCAAGCAAACCGGTCACATCCTTAATAAGCGGTTTTAGCTGTGAAAACAAACCGCCGCCGGTACTGCCTGCGTCAAGAAAATTTGCGCCGATTCTGCTCAATGCGGCATTGAGGTTGTTAATCGATGCCTTGAATGAGTTGTCACCGATTGTTTTTGCCGCACCGCCGATATTCTTTTCAATAGCCGACAAAAACATTTTTGATGAAATTGCACCGCTCGATGCCATATCTCTTACGGCATCTTGCGTTGTGTGGCATTCATCGGCAAGCCATTGATATATTGGCAAGCCTCTGTCTGCAAGCTGATTGAGATTTTCGGTATATGCACGGTTTGATGTCTGCACCTTATTAATTATTGCGCCCATATCGCTCATGGATGTGCCTGCAATAGCCGCGGCATCGGCGGTCAGCGACAAATATCGTGTAAGTTCTTTTCCCTGCTTGATTCCTGCTGCACACGCTCCTGCGGCAGTTGTGGCGGCTTCGTCCATTCCAAACGATGTGCCTTTTACCGACGCGAGCGCAGATGACATTATTTTGTCAACGCTTTTTGCATCGTGTCCCAATCCTAAAAGTTTAGCACGCGCGTCATCAATGCCGGCTAAACGATTAAATCCCTTGACAAGAGTAATTCCTGCAAGGGCTGATGTTGCGGCGATTGCCGGCTTTGAAATGTGCTTATTAATACTCTGCCCCAAGCTCGTAACGCCTTTACCAAGTGAGCCCATTCGGCTTGTTATTCCCGAGGTTTTTGCATCGAAATCCGCGATTGCGGCATTAGCAACTTGAAATGCTTTTTTCATTCCCGACGCGTCGCCGTCAATTGAAACAGACAGCTTATAATCTGACATTATGTAACCTCCTTTTTCTTGTATGGAATGTGATTTGCTTCATAGATTTTTTTAATCCAATTGCCGTCATTTTTATTTGCCTGCGCGATGATTTCTTTATCATTGCGCAATTTTTCTCTGTCAAGCGGCTGATTAACCTTGCGAAACAGCGATAAGGCTCTTTGCTTTTTACTGCGGTTGGCGTTATAAACGGCTTTAAACACAGCGTTGTAAATGTTGTAGGAGTCGGTTATCGTTTTGTTTTCCCAAGCCTTATAAATAAAAGCACGCTCCTTTGGTGTGAGTGATTCATAGTCAGCCTTTGAGTATCCGAAATTTACGGCAAAAAAAGCGAAGTCAATTTCGCTTTGAAATTGCTCCGCTTCTCTTATATAGTCCGAATCGGTATTTCCGTCGGACTTAAAATATTCAAAATCGATTAAACGCCTTGGAAGAAAAAAGGACAGTCGCGTTCAAGTGCAGTTAATACCTCCGAGCACAGTTGTGTGTAGCCGACCTCAATAATCATCTCATCCGCAAGCTCCTGCGCCTTAACCGGCATAAGGAACACATCGGCTCCCTCTTCCTTAAGTCCGTATGTAAGATATGATTTTAGGTCGGTTATTCCGAAATAGCCGCTTGTGGTTTTGATTTGAGCCATTGTCGGCAAAGAGGTTTGAGCCTCAATCATCTCAATGCGCTTAAGGTTGTATTTGAGTTCGTAATTTTTTTCGCCGAATTTAATCATTTTGTTTTGCCTCCTTATTCGTTACTGCCTGCTGTTGTGCCCTCGGGCATAGCGTCATCCGTCATGGTGATACTTGCAAGGTCAACGAGCTTACCTTTACCTTCAAGTGTCAATGAGTAAGTCATTGCGTCATCATACGGAGCCTCAATCGGGTAATCAGTAATACAAGCCAAGCCGCCGAACATTCCTTTTTTCGTTTTACGGTTAATAACCTTGATAACAACAGCGTCGCTGTTTTCAAAAGCTGTCGAAAGAATCTTGTGTGACTCATCGGAAGCGACCCAAAGGCCGTCCGTGTCGATAGACCACTCTTTAAGGCCTGCAAGCTTATCTTTCCAGCCGCCTTCGGAATCTTTCGAGTTGATTTCGATTGAATCTGCGCTCCTGTTAATTGTTAATGACTGCTGACCGCCGATTGCAAGCAGCTTTGTGCCGTCGGCATTCCACACGGCAAGCAAAATGTCCTTGCCTGCTGTTGCTTTTACGGATGAATCGTCATAATAAGCCTTGTTGTCGAACGGCTCGGCGTGAAGTTGTAAATTGAGTTTGTTCATTCTTTATCTCCTTACTTAATTTTGTAGCCGTAGCATACAGTAAACTCGTAAGCTACAATAGCGTGTTTTTCATTTGTTTCATCAGTTTGAATATTTTGCAGTCCTGCATTTGACTGCAAAAGCAACTCAAAACCGCGAGGGAGGCTGATTTCTGTTGTCAATGCCTCCTCTAACTTTTGAATAAGGTCGTAAATCTCGACCGATGATGCTCCCGGAGTTGCTATCGCGTGAATGAACACGGTGAACACATCCTTGAACATCAATTTGTTTTTTTCGGGTCGTTTTGAAACGACCTCAGCAAAATAAAACGGACTTTGCGCATCCTTCGGCACGGCGTCATAGCACCGCAAACCCGTTTTTTTCTGCACTGTTGTTTTTAGCGCCGATATTAAATCGACTAATCCGAGTTGTGAAAACATTAGCCTAACTCCTTCTTTATAGCCTTAAGCAAATCGTTGCGATATATGGGCTGTTGCGTGGCAACATTTCGCTTCAAAAAATATTGCCCCGGAACATAGCCGCCGTTGACGGTCCTGTGACCGTATTCGACATACGGCGCGTACTCCTCGGTATATCCCATTTCCTTACCGTCAGATGATGAATGTTTACGCAGTTCACCCGAAGCCACGGGAGTGCCACCCTCGGCTTTCGCTCGGTTAAGCATTTGTGTCATTGATTTGAGTACAACGGCGTCAAAGCGAATTGAGTTCATTGCAATGAGCTTTGCCTCGAGTTCGTCAACGCCGTGCAGTGTTAATTTGAATGCCATTACCTCACCGCCTCACTATAAGCAGCACAAAACGCCGCAGGTCAATTCTTTCCTCAACGCGGTAAGTTACGCCCTCGAACTTGACAAAATCGCATTTCGGGGCATTAAGGCTCGTACAACGCAGTAACAACCGCCGTGTATCGGCTGTAACCGTTCTGCCGTCAAGCTGTGCCTTACTTTCGTCAGAGGGCGTAAAGCGGGCAAATACGCTTTTTTGCGTTTGAGGCAGACAAATAACATTGCCGAGTCTGTCAAGCGCGTTGACAAGTACCTGCTTTCCGCTGTTATCGAGAACTGCCGCGCCGTCGCTGTCCGAAAGCGGTGTACTGTCAGGCAAGTTTGAAATCAGCTCGCATTTTTTCCAAATCATAAGAAATGCACCGCCCCTTTTTGCTTTTCGATATAGGCATTAATCTCGTCGGAGTATTCCGACAGAATGTCATTAACGAACGAGGTGCTAACCGTGCCGTCACCCTCGCTTGCAACGCCCTCATAATAAAACCGCCGGTGCATTTTGATGACGGCGTCGGCGGCAATTGATATGAAATTATCAGGCAAAGTGTCAACAGCTGATCGAATACAAAGGCGGTCGGACACGGTAGCAATATATTCCTTAAGGCGGCTTTCGATTACTTCTTCGTCATCAAGGATATTTTTTACCTTATCAAGAATCAATTCCTGCGTGTTCATTACCGCACCTCCTGCCGTTAATTTTTGTCTGCTGCTTCGCTTACGGCGGCTTGAATATCTGAAAGAACAATGCCGTCGAGGCGTTCGGGATAAAGAGTAACAGCTGAAATAAGCAATGTTTCACAAGATGCGTTGTCTGTCTTACCGGTATGAATCATACCGATTACGCCGCTTTCGTCGGTTGTAAATGCGAAATGGTTTTTAACTTCGCTTGCGGTGACATCAATATAAACACCGTTGAGGTTTTGCTTTGCTGTTGCGATAACCTTACCTTGCGGAACGCTGTTACTTACAATAACAGTGCCAAGCCCAATAAAATTTGCAATGTATGACAAGCCGAATGTGGTTTGCATTGTAACCTTTGCCTGACCGAGATAGCCGGCAACATCAAGCGGATTAACGAAATAAACGCCGTCAACATCCTCATCCTTAAATAAGCCGTTGAGCACAGCCCAAGCGTTCGCCATTGATGCCTGCAATCCTACACCGCTTGTCTTGGTTGTGCCGGCGGCAAGCATGTCAAAAAACTCACCCTTAATACTCTTTTGAACATTTGAAATGAGCTTACTGTCGGTTTTATTGACAGCGTTGTCATATCCTCTTGAAAGAATAGATTCAATTGATGTGAGCTTGCGGTATTTTTTGATTCCGAGTGTCACTGTTCTTGCTAATTTACGAGTAACCTTGGTAAGCGGAATAATTTCGCCCTCGCCTACCTGCTCCGGTGTGTTTTCAACATCGGTCTTATAAATGCGAATCTCGGTGCCTGCTGCAACCGGTGTCAATTCGGCAATGCCGAGAAGGTCTGTAAGCTCGGTAATGTTCTTATTGATTTTGCTCACATGGTCGATTGAAATTGCAGGTGCAATGTCGCTCGAAACTGTGGAATTTGTTTCGGCAGCACAAAGCTGAAGATTGATTTTTTTAATTTCCTTGTTCATGTTATAAAGTCCTTTCTTATTGAAATAATTCGATATTGTCTTTGATTGCCTTTTGACGGGCTTTTGTGTCTTTGATTTTCATTATGTCATCTTTGGTGATTGTTCCGTCCGAGCCGACTTTCGGCGATTTGCCTTTTAATGCATCGGCAACGGCGTTTTTAACGCTGTTTTTGAAAAGTGAAACAAAAGCGTTGACGGCTTTCTTTGTGCCCTCTGCATCGTCCGTAACAAGCAGTTTTACGATTTCATCGGGGGCGTTAATGCTCTCAGCAGAAAGCATTTCCCTTGCAGTTGACTGCATTTCGCCCATTGATTTTTCCTTAAGGAGCTCGTCAACCTGCTTTTGGAGTTTGTCGCGCTCATACTCGGCGCGCTCCTGCGCATTCATCTGTGCGAGCCTTGCCGCCTCGTCGCTTTTTCCTTTTTGCTTTTCCTCAAACGATTTGAGTTTTTCATCAATCAGGCGATTCAAATCCTCCTCGGTGTATTTAGGCTTTGATTTATCATCTTTGCCATTGCCGTCATCAGATTTGCTTTTGCTGTCGGTACCCGACTCACCGCCGTTATCTGCCTTGCCTTGGTTTTGGTTGGCTTGGTTTTGTTGGTTGCCTTGGTTGTCGCCGTCATCAGAATGAAGCTGTAAATTGATTTTTTGAACAATTGCTTTGTTCATTGTTTTTACCTCCGTAAATAAAATATAACGCTATGCAAAACAAACATTTTGCGGATAGTTGGCTGAAAGCAGTTCCAATCCGTTAATGAATGAATTGACAAGCAAACGCCCTTGGGCGCTTAATGTGCCGTATTCGATTATTGTTACATCCGGGCAAAAAGAAAAGCCCACAGTGTCATCCGTGAGCCTTTCTATGCTGTTTTGCAGGTTGTATATCAATATTGAAACGGCGGCGCAAACTATATCGTGCCCTTTTTCGGCATAGCCTGCGTGCCCCGACACCGTTATTTGCCTGCGCCCTTTTTTTACTGTTATCACACCATTAATCACCTCCTTTAAGGCATAATAAAAGCACCGTGCTTTTCGCATGGTGCTAAATTTCAAATTGTTTTAACTCATCATCGTCTAACTCTTCGAATTTTTTTCTATTTTCTTTCATATATTTGCCTAACTTTCCCAAATAATATTTAGGCGGCTCATTATGAACAATATTAGGGCCACCACAATACAGTCCCTTGAAGCCGTCAGCGACAGTCGGGTCTTTTGGTAATTTAATTTCATTTTCTTTCATAGTTATACTTCCTTAACAAGTTTATTGCATCCTCGGTGTCGATAAAAAATTGATATTCGTGCGTTCGGGTGGGTATATGCACTGCATTAAATTCTTTGATATAATGCTTTAATACTTTGTCATTTACGGCATATCCATATATCGCACCGTAATCATCAATTTTTAAGCACTCTTCTGCGGCAATTGCGAACAAATGTCCTCCAACGCCTAAATAGTCTTTTTGCCCGTTATTTACTAAAGGATTATTGTTCGGTGAAGCAGCTGCGCTTGCTATGTAAATACAGCCTTTTTCAGGTCTTAATGCAATCAGTCCCTGTAATTTTTTGGAATTTTCAATATACAATCCATAAACATTTTCGTTTTGGGGTCTATCTTTCCAATTGTCACTCCAACCGTTTTTCAAAGTGTATTCGGCGAGTTCATTTCGTGACATTTCGCGAACATAAGTTTCAACAATTTCACCGGTTTTTGCATTTTTTAAACAAGGTACTAATTCATCAACATCTGCATTAATTATATCATTAGATTTGAGTGACTTCAATATCTTATCGGGATTTTTGCTGTGTCTTTTTACATAATCGTCCTGCCATTTGTCCCAATCCTCGACATAAATCTCGAAGGTGCAACGGCACCAAGGATGCAGAGGCGGGAAATTGACACCGGGTGTGCGGTCCTTGATATAAAACACCTGATGCGATATATCGGCGCATTTGGAGCACACTTTGCCGTCGGCGGCTGTCGATACTTTGTACTGTTCAAAGTCCTCTTTAAACGGTTGCATCGTTGATTCTGCCATAACATATGTGCCCTCGGTATAAACAAGGCGGTAGGCATCGTTTTTGTTGACCGTCAAAAATCTGTTTTGCAGGGCGGCTGTCAGTTTTTGATAAGAGTCGCCGCGTGCTATGCCGGAAGCAAAATCATATTTGAGATAATTAATCAGCTTGTCGGCATTGTCCCATATAGTTTGCGAAAAATCTTTTCCGTTTGCCCACGGAACACCAACAAATAAATTTATAACATCGGCATTTTCGGCATAAAAATTCTTGCCGAAGCCGAGTGCCTCCTGCGCGGCATTGACACCCTTTAACGCTTGGCGGCGCAGGTGCTCATCTAACTCCGCTTGCGTAATTGCTCCGATGTTGTATTGATGAAGCATTATCGAATACTGCAATCCCTCTAATCGGTCAAGCTTGTATATACTTTTTCGTATGGGCAATAAATCGGCATACTGCGGATATTTCTTTGCATATTCATCACAATTGCGCATCAGGAGCTGACGCTCCTCGTTTGATAAGGATTCTTTCAGCGTTCGGTATTTTATAACACCGTTTTCGCCGTATTTTTGATAATAAGCGGCGATGTCCTTATCGAGGCTTGCCGACTCCTCACTGTAATATGTAATAAGGCGACGCTTTAACGCCGCCTCATCCTTTTCAAGCCCTGCATAGAGCTGTTTTTGCCTTTCACTCCAATACATTAATCGTCACCCGTTGAAAAGCCAATTGAGCGCTCTGTCGGATAATCGGTGTTGTATGCCTCCTCATCCTTTTCCCTCTCAATCTGTTCAAGCTCGGAATCGACATCGTTGACAACAGAAAGCACCGACAAGCGCGTTTTGTTTGATGTAATGCCGGCGAGCTTGCCTGCTGTATCTGCTTCGTCGGAGAGATTTGCCGGGTAATTTCTCGTAAATTTATAGTTTATTTTCATCCAATCGTTTTCGGCTATTCCCGATATGAGATTTGAAAATAACACCTTGTAGCGCCTGTTCAAGCCTGCTGTAAACTTCCTTTGTTTTGCTTGAGCGAGGTTATCCATAGCAAGCAGTTTGTATTTGAGTGCAATTCCGCTTGATGTGCCGAAATTCTCGTCGCTGATGTTTGCAACCATTGACATGGAAAAAATGAGGCGTTCGAGCCGTTCCAAATGGTGCTCCTGCGTTTCATCTGCGGAGGGTTTGTTCATAAAATCAACCTTTATTTTGTCGCTGTCCCCCTCGAAATTGATAATTCGGTTATTCTTGATAAACTGCGCATCGCCGTTATCAAGCTTCGTGCCGAGTATTTTCATATACGCGTCGCCGAAATAATCGATTTCATTTGCCTTTTCGCTTAAACCAAGGTTGAATGAATCAATAAGGCTCATTATGCCCTCATATAATCCGATGCGCTCGGCGTTCTCTACATATTCCGTTGCAGGCACATCGGCAAATCCGTGCGCCTTTTCCTCGGGGCTGAAAACAAGGTTGCCGCCTTTGACGGTAAACCAACGGACCACTGAATTGTCCGACACACTGCCGTGCTCAATATTTTTGGCGTCGAGATAATAGCGGACAAAATAAAGCGGCTTTTCTCTGACAGAATCGTCATATATCATAAACGAATTGGTCGGGCTTAAGTAGCAAATACCGAGCTGATTCTTTTCATCAATGAAATAAAGCTCGTTGCCCCTGCCGAACATATCCATTAATTTGGACAGTTCAGCGTTCAGGTCGTCGATATTGTTATAAGCGTTAATGAAATCGAGTTTTTCCTTAAGGGCGTCATCCGCGCAATCATACTTAATCGGCACGCCGAGGAAAAAGCCGTTCATTGTGTCGGTTATGTATTTGGCAAAGTTTGCGGCAAGGCGGTTGTCCGGCTTGTTATCCTTCTTTTTCGGCATATGAAAAATATCGTAATCATTTTCGTATGCCCGCTGCAATTTGCTGTATTTTGAGAGCGTGATTTGCTTGTTTTTATCAATAAACTTTTTTAAAATTGCGGGAGTCAGCTCGGCATCCTCCGGCATTCTGAATATCTTTGTTAAATTGTATGTTTTTGTGTAGTCATAATAGCTTGAATCACTCATTGATTAAAATCCTCCTGATATACGGTTGAGTTTGGCGCTTGATGTCAACTGCCTTATGAGGCTTGCGGCGGAGTCGGGAGCGTCATCGTGTGCCGCCGTTTCGCTGTAATCAAGTATTTGGTTGATATACTCGGGGTCAGTCGACTCAATCCACTTGATATTGCTCCAAGCGTCTTTGAGATATGTTGTAATTTTGATGAATTTATTTGTTGACTCGTGATACGATTTGCAAGGTCTTCCGCGCTCGGTGATTTCCCTTTTTAAATAACCTTTGTCCGCGTTTGTTTCGACAAATATTGTGCCGGCAAGGTATTGGTCGAGGTAAGCCTCTATCTCGTTTAGGCAGTCGCTTACATGGCGGTCAAACAGCTTGCCGAAGCCAATATAATGAATACCGTTTTCATCCTTAATTTGCTTAAGAATTGTAAACGCGGTGTAGTCCTGACCGCTGTATCGCGCGTCGATGTGGGCAACGCCGTTATAAAGACTTTCGACATCCGATGTAAACTGTGGGCTTGTGAAAACCGCGTCGCTGTCTGCTATATGCTTAAGCTCATAGTTGGCAGCAAAAAGGCTATCCGTCATTGCGTTGCGGATAGCCTCTAATTTTTCTCTTGTAATAAGCCCGGTGCTGTAGCAATCGTACCTTGTGACATTCGGCATTATTGATATAGCGTCCTCTTTGTGCCACGGTGTGCCGGTATTAATGAAACGACCGTCACGGTTTTTAATATTCTGCAATTCCATATACTGCAGACGCGTAAGCTTGCGTTCTGCGGCGCTGATGCGGTCCTTAAGATTGACTATATCGTCAGTCACAACAACATCGGCGTGCTTACCGGTGATTGATGTGCCGATACCAAGGCCTATAAGCTGACTTTGACCTTTAATCGAAGTGCACAAATTTGTATGAATTTCGCTGTCGGTACTTTTGGTTAAAATGAGTTTTTTACCGTACAGAGTGTAAACGATTTTTTGCATACAGCCTGCTGCAAGTATTTTTTGGACTTGCTTGATAACCTCTTTGGAGTCCTCATCTGTCTTTCGGAAAAAAATAACGAACTTATTCGGAAATAAGACAATAAAAAGCGCTAAAAACAATGACAGCACTGTTGTTTTGTATGAGCCGCGGTGCGCAAGGAGCGTTTGGTCGTCATCACGATATAAAAAATCGCGCAACCACTTATTGTGCAGCTGCGTTAAATCGTGAAATCCTACCCAATGCCCTACCTTATACGGCTCGTAGTAAAGCAAATCAAGTATTTTCTTTTTTTCGACTTGCAAAATACTCTTCCATTTCTTTTAATGAGCTGTCATCCGGGGTTGATACCTCAACCCTTTGGATATAATCGCCGTCCATTTTGTTTAGAACATCAATCGCCCTGATGCGGCAACCTGTGTCCTCTGCCTCCCGTTCGGCTATTTTTGACAGCGTAATCATCCTGTCTGTCCTGTGCATTATTGCTTTATTATCTAATTCTTTTTTTATAAGTTGATACCTTTCCTGAATCTTACCTGAATTGAACAAAGTCGAGGCTTTGGAGTCGACCGTCGAGTCCTTCCAATTGACAGAGGACGGAAATGCAGCACGATAAGCCTTACGCTGTGATTTGCCCTTAAGCAATTCACGGATAAATATTTCTTGCTTGGCTGTGATTCTTTCGCTTTTTTCTTTCATAAATTCACCCCTGTAAATAAAAACAGCCGTCGGTTTCCCGGCGACTGTCATTTTTCGTCAATATCATAATAGCACACCTCAATGTGTTTTTGTGTGTTTTGTTGTGTTTTTTGCGCAAGTTTTTATTGACTTTTCAAACTCGCGCTTTGCTTTGAGGTGGAGGTGGCGCGTCCACTCATATGTATAACCGATTGAACGCGATATTTCGAGCAGACTTTTATTGTTGACATATCGCTCATAAAGGACATTTTGCAGTGTGCTGTCGCCGATATTATTAATAAAGCTGATTATTTCGTTCTTTTCTTCTTCGGCGGCGACTCTCTGCTCCTCGAGTTCCTCCTTAAGAACAACAATGCGCGTGATGACGCTCGACATCTTATCGTCTGCCGACGAAAAAACAACCTCTTTGGTGGTGTCAACGCCCATTGAGTCGAGAATTTCATATAACGATTGAATTTGCTGTTTTTTTTGCGCAATAAGGCAACTGTTTTTTTCAATTCGGTTTAACATTTCATCGGCGTTCATTAAATCACTCCTTATTACTCACGGGCTTTACTCTGCCGCACCTTTGGCAGATATAAAAGCCGTCTTTATACTCCATATCAGCACCGCAACACCTGCGGCGTTTGGGGGCACTGCTCCGTTTGAATTTCCTGCGAAAGCTCACGGCTACACCTCTCTGACCTTAACGATTGAAACCTTAACGCGAAATCGCTCGTCATTTAAGATATTGATTGATTTTTTGAATTTCAAAATCGCCGTGTCAAAATCCGTTGCCTTAATATCCGCTGTTATTTCAGACTCTTGATTATTGAGCTGACTTTGGAGGACGATGTGCAACGAAAAGACAAAGCGCGGCAAAACGCATTCTGTGCTAATTCTCTTTCTTTTTTTCAAGCAAAAAACTCCTTCCTGCTGCTGATTATTTTTTGTTGATGTGGGCATATTCGAGTGAAGCCCTGCGCGACTTCTCATAATAAGAGCTGTTGTTTTTAGTAGGTTTTTTATACATAACAACATTGAGATACCAACAACCGTTGATTTCGTTATACACCTTATCCATTCGCATAAATGAATATGAGGGATATTTCTTTTCCCAATAGTGCGCATCATCGCATCGGTTGCGACCGAGTTCTTCAACCTTGGAGGCAGAAATACAAGCGTTCTTTTCTTCTTCAATAATAGGCTTATCCATATTCCTGCTGCAACGATACATTTTCTTGCCGACAAAATTGCGCGACATATATTTTGCTGCTGCCTCGGGGCCAAAGCGATAAGGGTCGTAATGCTCAATACTGCCCTTTGTGCCGAATTTCCACAGTGATTTGATTTCTTCGGCACTCATACCGGCATTGCTCATAAAAATGTGGAAGTGATAGTTTTGCAAGCCGGCATATATTCCCGTTTTATAAGTGACAACCTGCGGAGTATAGGCATATTTGAATTTTTTCGGATTGCCTCCGTTCTTTTTGATGTGATACTTAACGCGGTTGAAAAAGTTAGTTATATCTTTTTCAGCCTGCTCCAATGTAAGCGGTGCAAAATCCTCGTTATAAGTGAGAGTAATAAAATAATCCTCGGGCCCGAAATTAGTATTTATAATTCTGACAAACTTCTTAACAGCTTGGCGGCGGTTTGCCTCCTCAATCTGCTTTTTGCTCCTTGGCTTATGTTTAGGCTGCTCGTTGGGAATTTTCTCACCCGTGACCGTAACGGGGTAATAATTGACCTCGAGCATACCCCCGGACCTTATTACTCTTTTTTTCATTCTTGCCATTGTTGATACTCCTCTAAATTTCCTTGAAATGTTATGACCAATTACAAGCCCGTAACCCGGACTTTCACCGGGTTGTTATTTTGCATATATAATATGTAATTAATCATTATTGTCTGAATGATTTTTGGTGTACTCATTAAACAGCTTCTCAAAATCAATATGATTAAGAACCTCTGACGCACTTGAAAATGTGTTGCTCATTTTTTCCGCCACCGAAGCAGCTGCTTTTGCTGCGGAAATCATTGTTGATTGAAGTTCATTATGCGTTACTGCGTTATCCATTTTCCTGCCACAGTTTGGACAATACCTCTGTGTCAGGTTTCCCTGACCGTTACATTCCGAGCAAATCAAGTGCACGCCGTCGGTTGCCATATCTTCACCGTCTTCAATCCAACGAGCATGTTCAGGTTCAGCCTGCGGCAGACTCTTTATTTGTTCAAAAATCGTATCGCGACACTTGTTAAATCCTATTGCATAATCCATGTTGCATTTTTTCGAGTGTCTTGGGGGAAATGTTTTCAATGCCTCTTGTCTATCAATTAAATCATTTGCCATTGTCTTTACACTCCTTCTTAATAGCATTTATTGCTTGTTCGATTTCTGCCGTTTCATCGGCAGTGCAATGTGTTGTGGCGCAAATGCCGCAATCAAATTTAGCGGCATTGCACCAAACCTTTCGTATATTTGAAAAACGGTTGTCTTTTCTGTGCCCGCTGCAAATATCATAATATGTCATTTGACACCTCAATTACTGCACTCGGCGGCAAACTCCGTAAACTGCCCCTGCATAGCCGATGCAAGGCGGCTTGCCGTTGCGCTGTCCTTTGCTTTGATTTTGGAAAGATATTCAAAGCACCTTTTTGCATTCGACTGCAAAGTGTCAAAATACACCTTAAGGGCGGCGACATCGGAATCCGCGCCGGCGGCTTTGGCTTTGCTGACGGCTTGATTCAGCTTTTCGTCAACGGTTTTCAGCTTGGTTTTGAGTTCCTCATTTTCGGATTTGAGGGATTCGACTTTTTTTGCCTCGTCTGCAACGGCGTTTTTGACTTTCTGCTCGTATTTCTGTTTGAGCTGTTTTTCTTTGTCTGCCGCCGTCTGCTTTAATTGCTTGATTTGATTTTCAAGCTCGGTTGTCTTGTCGGCGGCGGTGCTGTCAGCCTCCGATGCAGGAGCGTTTTTGTATTCCTCGAGTTCAAGTGTGAGTTGTTCGGTTTGCTTTTTAAACTCCTCAACCTTTGCCTTAAGTTCTTTAACGGTTGAATTTTCAATATCGGTTTGGTTGATAAACTCGTCACGCTCATATGACGATATTTCGGATATGAGGGCAAGTTTGGTAATGCCAACATTTTCCATATCGTTTATCAGCTTTTCGCCGAGTTTTTCATATGTGCTTATGTATGAATATGCCTGCCTTTGCTTAATGCCGCAGGCATTTTCCGCGTAATCCTCAAAAGTGCTGTACCCAAGGTTTGAATAGAGCTTTTCGTCACGCATGGTTTTTAAATCCTTACAAATTTCGAGTAAGGTGTTTTGAAGGACCTGACCGTTTGCCATTATTCGTGCGTGCACCTCATACGCCTTTTTTGTGATTATAACCTCATTGTTTTCCATTATTTTGCCTTCTTTCTTCTAATAACTGCATAGCTGATTTAGTGTTGCTTTTCAACCCCTCATTAAATCCGTCCGATATTAATTTTACAACGCATAGATTGCAATTTTTGCATCGCTTTTTATTTCTTGATTTGCAACCTATTAAGCAATTTGTATAGGCAATCGGGCTGTGAATGTGAAAGAGCTTTTTTATTCTGCAAATAATAGGAGCATGATATTTATTGCTTTTCATTATGCCGCATCTGCCTTTCCTTTTGATTTAATTTGTTTTATGTATTTAAGCCATTTGTCAACAAAGGCTTGCACCTCGTTTGTTGCGCCTTGATTCCGCAAAGTTCGGCACTGAATTACATCGCCGTTGTGATATTCCACGGTATAAAATGTTTCGTCGGGCGCGTTCACATCGCGGATAAAAAAGAGCTCCGTTTTGCCGCTTAAGTGCTCTTCGGCATAGTTGGTAAATACACAATTATGATTTTTTGCACCTTCCTGCGCAAGTTCCTCGACAGTGCGCGCCGGGCGAATTATGTAGTTGCCGTCACTGAATGACTTTTTTTCGAGCTTTGGCAAAAGGTCTTTTTGAAAATTCTCTTGCAATTTATAAAGTGTTTCAAACCGCTTTTCTTTATCACGCTGTTGCAACAAAATTGAAAGCTCCGCGTGCGCTTCGGAAAAATTTTGCGGCATAATAACAGCCTTATCATCGAGATTATATTCAAGCCGCCTGCACTGCTGAATGTAATCGGCGTAATCTTGCAACCAAAAATAATTGCATAATTCGATTTGCTTTTGAATCCACGATTCTATTTTTTTCGGACCGGCAACACGGAGTAAATATTCCATAGCTCTGACCTCTGACCGAGTGTTAATATGATTCATCAAAAAATCAACATTTTTCTCATTCAACTTTGGATGAGAATTTGCAAATTGCGCTGATAAAATATATGAGAATTTTGTGTAATCGCTTAATCCACTTAATTGCTTATATTCGGAGCGTGTAAGCCCAAACGCCTCCCGAGGCTCTTTTTTGTTATAATTAATCTTAATTCCCATGGTTTCTTGATTAATTATGTCATTTGCAACAGATATATTGCCTTGCTTTATCAAGCGTTCGATAAGCTCCGGGTATTCACAGTAATAGAACAAATATTTAAAAAGAATACTGTGGCGTTCCAAGTATTCATCAATACAGCTGTTTCGCATTTTGCTTTTCTTATAACAATCGAGATTATACAAAATACAGCCGTCATACACCTCCTGCGCGTAAGAGTGAATATCATCAACCCTTTGTTCGCGTTTGAAGCATATTTTGCTGACATATGTCCTGCCCAAATGAACATGCGTTTCGCCCCAACCGTGCAGCTCGCAAAAATGCTTGTGCGGCTCGAAATAGCCGATATTAAAGCACTGCCAATAAGGCTCACAGATGCAATGCTTGGCACGAAAATTGTAATAAAAGCAATAAAGGTATATAACAAGAGCCTGTGTAGGCTCGTCAACACGGCAGTCTGCCACCGTTACAAAGCTGTTTTTTGCGCCGAATCCGTCATATCGCTTTGTAACCTCGTAGCCGCAGCAGGGGCAAGTCACCTTTTCGCCGTGCCTTGCCGACAACCTTTGCCTGTCGGCAGGAGTAATCGTTCTGCCGAGTTCCAAATCGAACACATTGCCGCAATGCGTGCAGTAACCGTGCCGCTTGCCACCTTTCTTTATTTGAAACATGTAGTGATGCTCGCGCATTAACTCATCGTGAACATATCTAATCAATTCCTTTGACGGCTCCGCATTTGCCTTAAGGCGTTGGTATATCTGCTCTGCCTCTTCCTCGGTAAGTTGATTTAACTTTTTGCCCATACGCTCACCGCCTTATAAGCAATCGAAAAGATTAATTATCTTTTCGTCTTTACCGGCGGATTGAGCAAAGCCGTAATAATCCTTGACCCATTCAAAAACCGCGTCATCGCTTACCATTGCGCAGCCGCCGCTCGCTTGCTTACGAGCGCTGCTCTTCACATCATCCCAACACTTTTTGAGCGTTTTTTCCTCCTCGAGTGCCTTTTGCGCGTTTTCATCGCTTTTTAAATACACATCAATTATGTGTGATGCAACAACGGTAACGGCAGGGGCGTTAATCGCCTCTGCCTCCTTGTCAATTTTGTCAATCGCTTTTTGTATTAGTTCTGTCATAGTTGATACTCCTTTTTATGTTGACCGGTGTTTGCCGGGCTGTCCGCAGGGAGTGTGCCGGCGGCAATGCAACGCCGGCAAATACCTTGCAAAATCACCACTAATGTCCACGCATTGCAAAAATCACTGTGCCGACTGCCCGAGCAACACACCGCTATTTTGTTGCTTCGTCCTTTGCCTTATAAAAAGGACATTTCTTTTTGAATGTTGTGTTTGTGAGAATGCGGCAGTTCTTCTCTATATAAGCAAAACAGTCGCATTTCGCTTGTTTGCAAGCGATTAATTTATTATTCGAAAGTGACATATATCCTCCTAAAATGCATTAATCGGGCTTATGTGCAAGACAAGTGCCGTTGCACATATAACCCTTAATATTAATTGAATCTCGTTCATCACGCCGCCTCGCTGTTCTGCTTGGCGACGCTTTCCTCTGCCCGAATACCGTCGATTATTTCACGGATTAATTTGCCGAGTGTGGTCTTGTTATAGCCTGCTGCAAGGTAGTTTTTAATAACTCCTTTTAATTGCTGTCGGCGTATCGTCTTGACCGATTCTGCGAAAATATTTTCGTATCCGGGCGCCGGCGACAAATCGTCGATTGGCAGCGTGTAAAGTATTTTCTGCCGTTGGCAGATTTGTGCCGAGTATATGTAATGCTTATCCGCTCGCGGAATAAAGCGGATAATAGCATTGACATTGTAGTTGCCCGGCTCATATTGCTCTGCATTGTGCGTAATAATCACCGGGAGGTTACGCTTTTGCGCAACAAGTATTTCATCAGATGTCAGCATTTAGTTGCTCCTCTCTGTAATAGAGCTTATAAAACTCGTTGTAATCAACCGAGCCGAGCGGCGTGTCTGACATTGAAAGCAAGTCCATTGCATACCGTAACGCCTCAGCATAGTTGCATGTTTTCATTGCAGTGCGGATTTTATTCAAGTCCTTCTGCGCCTGCAAATCTCGCCTTATTGCGCGCCCGGCGCTTTGCTGATAGTATTCCTCGTATTCAGCCTCCGTTTCGTTGCGCTGTTCTTTGGTTATTGCTCCGAGCCGATATAAATGCTCAACGGAAAGAAAAGTCAGATACAATGCTTTCCCCTCCGGGCTTTCGTCAAGCTCGACAACCTCGTTGCCGCAATCCTTAACCCGTTGCCGTGCAAGATTAAGCAGGCGAATTGAATTAATCACCTTTGCCATTGTTGATACTCCTTTCTTGACAAATTTGAATTAATTTGGTATTATTAACTTGTTGATACTCCTTTAACGGAGCGGGCGGCTGATTTTCAGTCGCCTATTTTTTTGCACTTGACTGCAAATCGCTGTCCTTGCCGTAGCGCTCGTAAAGCTCTGCAAACTCTTTGGCATAATTTGTTTCGATTTTATATGTATCGTTGCTTATCCAAAATCCGCACTCGCTTGTGTCGGATTTTTCTTTTTGCCGAAAACAAAGCCACATAAGCAGATAGCTTGCAATAAGCGACACCGCCATTATTGCGACGAGCCTTACTACGCGAGCGGTGTCAGATTTTGTATCGTCAATCATCAGCAGGAGCCAAAAACCGCCCCAACCTACAATCTGCCCGAGGGCTATAAGCGCACAGCATATCTTTTCCTTTGCGCTCATCATTGCTCACCTCTAAAGGCATTGTAAAAGTTCTCTTTATACACGACATAGCTCTTGCCGGTGGCGATAAGCTCGACATTACGGCGGCGCATTTCCTGCATCGCCGATTTAGGCGTGCAGTGCAACGCCTCGGCTATTTCCGCAACAGTGAAAAACGAGTTATTTAACTCTTGCTTTTTCATTGCCTCGTTAACCGTTTTAAGCGTGTCCTTGTTCAGCTCTATACTGTGGCCGAGCGAAATTAGGTTTTCGATTAACTTAATCGTTTGATTAAGCTGAACGCTTAAATCACTTGCCTGCTGCGGCATTTTTGTTATTTTTTCCATGTGTTTGTCCTTTCTAATGTCACGTTATGTGTCATCGCTAATTAAAAAAAATATCGCTCACCGTGCAATCATAATAATTAGCTATCAATATTTTTACAGCATCACGCGGAACACGCGCTTCCGACTCATATGATTGTAATGCTTGATAGCTGATTCCAATTGCTTTTGCAGCCTGTGTTATTGATTCTTTCCGTTGCTTTCGCAATATCCTCAATCTGTTTCCGTATGAACTCAAAAAATCACCTCCTATTGTTTAATGCCACATTTTGTGTCATTTGCATAATAGCATAGTTTTTCGCGGTTGTCAACACAATTTGTGGCATTTTTGTACTTTTTTTCGTAATTTCCTTGACTGTTGCCACATTGCGTGGTATTATTAGGACATACGAAGGTGGTGAATATATGTTTTCGGATAGATTAAAAGAACTTAGACAAGCACGAGGCATTACACAGAAACAGTTAGCTGATTGGTCCGGACTTGGAAGGTCACAAATAAGTAATTATGAAAACGGACTGCGAACACCCGATTATGAAACGCAAGAAATTTTAGCCGATTTTTTCAATGTAAGGCTTGATTACTTAATGGATAGAGATACACCTAACACGGTTATTCCAGTATTAGGTAAAGTTGTTGCGGGTATTCCGCTTGATGCCATCGAGGATATTATTGATTATGAGGAAATTCCATTGTCAATGGCTAAAAGCGGTGAATTTTTCGGACTGCAAATCAAAGGTGATTCAATGGAACCTAAATTTTCGGAGGGTGATGTTGTAATCGTCCGCAAGCAGGACGATGTCGACAGCGGAAGCATTGCAATTATTCTTGTTAACGGTAATGAAGCAACCATAAAAAGGGTGAAAAAATTTGAAGGTGGCATTAATTTGGTGCCAACAAACCCTGCTTATGATGTGCTTACATATACAAATGAACAAATTGAAAAACTGCCGGTACGCATCATCGGCAAGGTTGTTGAATTAAGAGCTAAATTTTAATTATAAAGGGAGTATAATTATGAATTTTAAGAAATGTATTGAAAATGTTACTACATTTACCGATTTAAAAAGAGTCGCTGCCGAATATGTTATTGATTATCGCCGATTAAACTATGACGAATTAAAAGCTGCGATAATCAAAACAGCACCGCAATATTATAATACTGAAAATGTAAAGAATACTATTGAATTTTTTACATTAAATCCTGACAAAAAAGTACGAATATTATTTGATATTTTTGTGATTAAAACGCTCTTAAATGCAGACGATTTTACTTGTGAATTTAAGGTAAGCGAAGAAAGCATTCTCAGCTACGAGCAAAATGTCATTGATGAAGCTAATGAAATCAATCTTGACGACAGCATAAGCAACCTGTCATTTTATAAATATGTTCTTGAAGCTGCATGGGAGCTTGACAATGATATATCTGTCGATGAGCAAAACCTCATTAATAAAATTCGCGAAAAACTTAACATCACAACACATACAAGTTACATTATTGAGGCTAAAATAGGCAAATTTCCAAACCGTGACAATATTTTACATACTAAAGATGAAATTTGCGAAATCAGGCGCTTATTACAACAAAAAGGTATTTTGTTTCCTGTTCGTGACAGCAACAATATTGATTACGATGTTATTCCGACAGAAATAGCAAAAGCTTTGCGTGAACTATACTTAATTGATATAAAAGAATTCGGTTTTTTACAATTGCTGTCATACAAAAGCGTTAGAAATAAAAAGTATTTGCTCTCAATATTGAGTAAAGCAAAAATTAATATCTCGCCGTCATCCACAATTGCGCAAATTAATGATTACATCATTGAACGATTGAACGCACACACTGTTTTAGGCGGTTTTTCACCAAATGACGGGTTAGACAAGAATACACTCTCAGATTGGTGCGGCAACATTGGACTTGCTACATCAGGAACTAAACCCGAGTTGATAGAGAGAATAATTGATTATTACGATAGCATTAAACAAATAACTATCGATGAATCGGACAAAAGGCAGTTATACTACGAGTTCTTTGATGAATTAGCACATAGAGATTTAAAATCGCTCAGACAACAAAATGTTATCGATAAAGATTTGGAATGCGAACATAATTTTGAGTTAGCTACAAATTACCTTTTTGAAAAGAAATTAAGAGTGAAACCACTTATCATGAGCGGCACAGAGCACCCGGATGGTACTCTTTCTTTTAATGATAAATTGATTCTTTGGGATAATAAGTCAAAAGAAACAGATGTCAATTTGAGCGACCATATCAAACAGTTTGACAGATATATAAAAAATTCCGAAAAGCCTGTTTCTGTATTTATCGTAATTGGTCCCTCTTTCACCGATGAATCAGCAGCAGAATGTGCAAAATACTCAATGCAAAATGATACTTTGATTTTGCTTATAACGGCCAAAGAGTTAAAAGCATTAGCTGAAGAATGGGCACAAAAAAATAAAGCTGACGAAACCTTCCCACTTGGCTACTTTAAACAAAACGGTCGTTTTAACAGCAATCTTATAAAATTTTAATAATAAAAAATCCCACCCGGTTACGCCAATAACCGAATGGGATGCAAGCAGAGTGTGCAATACACTAAGCCCTAAGCAATGCATATTGTATCACACCCTGCCGTAAAAATCAAGCAGGGTATTTTTATGCCCCTTTTTAGATGAGAAAGGATATTTGATACAATGGGCAAAACTAAATCGCGCGGCAACGGCGACCGCACATATTACGAGAACAAAACACGCAAGTGTTGGGTAGGTCAAGCCGTTTACAACGGCAAGCGCATCACTAAATACGGTAAAAGCAAAAAGGAATGCCGTCAAAAACTTGACGAGCATATCGAAAAATTAGAAAACGGCGGTTTTATAATATCCAAAAGCAAAGTCACGCTGACGGATATTTTGCAATTGCAACTTGACGATGCAATCGAACTTAACCAAATACAAGATACGACATATCGACGCAAAAACGAGATAATTAAACTTATAAACCGCTTTGGCCTCGGAAATATTCCGGTCCAAAAAATTACTACATTGACCGTAAAAAACTTTTTTAAAGAAATAACAATATACTCAAATTCACAGATTGACAAAATTCATCAGGCATTGAATAAGGCTTTCAGATACGCCGTCAAGCACAAATTCATTGACGAAAACCCTTTGGAGGATATTCCCAAGCCGCGCTCAAATAAGCCGACAAAGAAAATCACGGCACTGACGGTTGACGAACAGCAGAGATTAATTGATGTGCTTAATAACGAGGAAAGAGACAACCGCTATCGGTATCAATTATTAATTATGCTCTGTACGGGTATGAGAATGGGCGAAATCAACGCTTTAACATTGAGGCATATAAGTTTTACATTTAAGACAATAAATGTAAATAAGACAATTTCACGCGACAAGGACGATAAGCCTATTATGGGTAAGGAAACCAAAACCGATGCAGGAATGAGAGTGTTGCAAATGACCCCGACCGTTGAGGGCCTGCTGCATGATTATATTGATAACCACTACATTGATAACCGCGAAAAAATCCTTTTTTATGACACAAAGAAAAAAGGCTATATCTCGACGAATCAGGTTAATTCCGCTTTCAAGCGAATTGTTAAGAGCTATCAAATTATACATATTGACTATGAGATGACGCCTCTGTCCGACAAAGGCAGGAAATCAATTGCGTACAAGAAATACACCTATTTCAAAAAAACAGCGACGGGATTTGAAATCTTGCCCAAGGAGCCGCCGAAGGATTGGCAACGGAATTTTGGCAACTATTATTATAAAAAAGAAATCCCCGAAAAAGAATACAATCAGCATATGCTCCGACACACATTTGCGACGCGCTGTATTGAGAACAGAATCGACTATAAAACTTTGCAAGAAATTTTAGGGCATTCGGATATATCAATTACGCTCAATGTATATTGCGATGTTATAGGTTTGTTCAAGGAGCAACAATATCAAATAATTGATGCATTCAATTCCAAATTGCTTTTTGGTAATGACTGCAATAATGACTGCAATAGCAAAGCAGTTTCACAATAA